TTTGATGGTACGAGTGGTTTGCAAAAGAAGCTGCGTTATGTGTTTCAGTTCGTGCAATTAAAGATGCTCTGCTTCTGCTGATGGGTAAGAATTTACTAGATACTAATTTAGCAATCTCAGGTAATGTGAGATTGTCTGCTCTACCTTGTTCTATTAGCTTACTGATTCTATTAGCCATTCTTGTAGTTATACCTGTTAGAATAAGTTGTCTTGAATTAAAGTAATTCTCTACAACTGATTCAAAGTCTGTACTTCTACCAAATACAAATGCATCTTGTTTCTGATTACCAAAATACTTATCTTCGTTTGATTTATAGATTACTTGAAATGTTCTTCTGTAATGAGTCAGAATCAGTGGCATAAAATCTTCATTCAGCGATTGTATTGCTACATCTTCGTTGTAGAGACCATATTGTTTGTACAAATGTAATTGAACATTTAAGAATTTTCTAAAAAGGGTGTTTAATCTTTTGAAAAATCTTTTTTCTAGATTGTTTCTTAGTGCAAGTTGTCTTCTTGTTTCTGCTCTGTTGCTAATGCTCCTTTGTCTAAAGGTATTAAATCTTTTCTGATTTAGCTTCATGTTTTACTAGATAATGGATGTCCTTTAGGAAATAAATCTGTGTCGTGTTTGCCACCTCTAAACTTGCCTGATGATAATGCTCTTAAAAAACTATTAACTCTTGCATATGCCCACTGGTCAGGACTACTGACACTGGGTCTGACACTTGATGGATTAGTTCTGTATGCTCCAACACCTCTTCTAAAAACAGCTTCTAACATTCTGAGATTGGCTCTTTTTGTTTTGCTGTTACCATGTTTCTCATTATGGTCTTCTACTTTACCTTTTAAGGCTTCTTTAACCTTACCTGATAAAGCCTTTTCATCTTCTTTGCTTTCTACATGTTCTTGTAAAGCAAACTCTTTATCTTCTTCTGTAATAATCTGTTGACGCTTTCTTTTAGCCCAAGCAAATGCACTGTCCCCTCCCCATAACAACCATGCAACCTTTCCTGCACTTGGATATCCTTCTTCACCTTGTCTAAAACCTTCAGCTCTTTTATCTACTTCATGTCTGCTAAAAAAACTGTACATTCTTTTGACTGTGGATATAGAAAGTCTTTCTCTAGCTACTAGTTGATTGGCTCTAGCAACTCCTATAGAGGTTCCACCCCTATTAAACTTTTTTCTAAGTTCAAGCCCTCTCTTAGCTTCTTCTGCCATTTCACTGGTAGGAACTGTGTTGATATCAGATAATGCTTTTTCTTCTTGTAATAAGAAGTCTATCTCTTTATTAACCTCATCATCATTATCATAATCTTCTAAATCTTCTTCATTAACTGGATTCTCAGGCTTCTCTACACCTTCATCACCGATTGGGAATAAGGTTGCTGAAACATATAATTCATCTGCACCCTGTACTGGTTCTAACCCAATAATTTCTCTAGCTTCGTTTCTAGTCATAATTCCTTCACGGACTGCTGATGTTACATTTTCATAAGTCTTTCTTTTTCTTTCTGCTAGTGCAGGAATAGAATCTATATCAAACTCAAGTGTTAAGTTATCTCCAAACATGGGTACTAACCACTCATTTAGGTCTGATGATATTTTTCTTAGATGAGGAATAATTGTTTCTTCATATAAAGCTAATCTTGCTTCAGCCACATTTGAATAAGTCTGTGCGTCAGGAACTCCTACTAGTTGATTTGGAACTCCAAAACATAAAGCTATATCAGTTGTAGCCATATTCTTTAATGCATGAAAGTCCATATCTTTGGGACTAAGACCCATCTCTTTCCAATCAAAGTCACCTTCAAGCAACATTGGTCTACCAGCATTACCAGCTCCACTAAATCTGTTATTAAGGTCAGTGAGTAATTGTTGTCTTTGTGATTCTGTGAGATTTACAGCAAACCCTGCGTCATCTTGTGGTTTAAATATAACAGCACCACTTGGTCTTGCTCCATTTTGTAATAGATTAACATTGTGTTTACTTGCCATATTAAATTGGTCTACTTCCACAGCGGCAGCACTCATTGGACTTAATCCATAGTAATCATCTAGTGGATTCCATAGTTTTACATGCTTTACTTCACTAAAACCATTATCTTGGTCAACTTCATATGTTTGTTGTATTCTGCCATTAATAACATATTCATACTTATCAGGAATAGCAGTTCCGCTTCCCTTGATATTAATTCTGTCAGGTCTTAATTGATGCAGTTCTTTAGGCGTACCAGTGACACCACCTACTTTAAGGATGTAAGCATTACCACTAAGAAGCACATAACCAAATAAGCTATTAAAAAACTCTGAGTAGGATTGTAGAGGATTGGGTCTATTAAGTAGGTCAATGAGTGGGTGTCTTTCAACAATTTGGTCTCCTGCTTTTACAATAAAAGGTACAGCACTTGCACCTTTAGATATTTCGTTTACACATCTGTAAACAATTGCGTTCTTTAGATAACCTTCTTTTGCTAAGTCTTGATACTTATAGCTTTTAGCTTCTTCAGTACCAACACCAAAGTAGCCCATCATGTTTGAATTTTTTTGTTCTTCAGGTTTATTATTAAATAACCTTTGTAGAAATGTTTGTTGTGCCATCAGCTTATTCTCCAGTTTACTTGTCCTTTAGATTTGCTTAGTTCGGTTAATCCCCACACTAAGGCATCCAATCTATCAGGTGAACTATTTGTTTCGCCAGTATAACTGCACATTTGCTGTTCTAACTCTGAGAATACATCCATATGATGAACTCTCCTTTGTTCATACAAAGCTGCTATTGGTTCTGCTCTTAGGATTTTACCTCTTGTTGCTCTTACACTTCTATAAGAAACATTGTTGTCTATATTCCTAATAAGCCTTTCTACCAAATCGCCACCATTGTTCACTTCAGCTACTATTCTATCAGCTTCCCATTCATAAAAAGCATTAATAGCTATTCTACCCCATTTATCAGGGGGATGTCTTCCTGATAAGTCCTCTAAGACATAATAATGATTATTAAAGTCTTTTCCTACTACTACTATACCTGTTTCATCAGAATTTGCATTAGCTGTTACTGCTGGGTCAATTGCCACTATGATTTGTTGTAAGTCTTTATCTTCATGTACTCTTGCTTCATCAATCAATTGTGGCTTCCATAAAGCACCTTCAAAGGCATCAATTATCTCTGCATATAGTTCTTGTCTACCTAGATTAGTTCCCTCATATCTTTCTCTAAGCATATTTAATGCTGATTCAGCTAGATTGTCCTCATTTTCAAATGTAGAACCACTTGTAACATGTACATCATCTCTACTGACTAAATCTTTAATTAATTGATTGGGTTTAGGAGTTGTGGTTATTACACACTGGGGATTATCACCCAGTCTTAAACCAAACATTAATTGGTCAAAGGCTTCAGGATATCTCCATGATGCAACTTCATCACACCATGCTCTATGATATTGTGGTCCTCTAAGTCTTTCAGGTTCTTGAGCAGCAAAACCAGTTATCTTAGAACCATTCCATAATCTTATTTCAGATACACTGGATGAGTAGCCTTTTTGGTCAGGTGATTTTAAATAACACTCTTCAGGTATTATTTTAAGAAGACCACTGTTACCACCAAAACATACTCTTCTTAAATCTCCGTGTGTAGGAGCAACAACAGCACAACTAACATTTGGATTTCTCATAGCATACAAAGCTATATCTTCTGCACCTGTTCTTGTTTTACCCCAACCACGACCTGCTAATATAAGCCATATTAGATAGTCTTCTACTGGTTCAGGAGCTAGTTGTTTTTTACGAGATAGTTTTAGCCACTCAGTGTAATGATTCGCTGTCGCTGTTAAGGCGTTCTGTTTTAACAGTGTCCAGTAGTTCCATGATTCTGTTAAATGCTTCTGCTTCTTTAATAGTTGATTGGACATTTATATTCTCGGTTATTTCTCCCATTGAAATCTTAGCTAGTTTTTGACAAGCTAGTAATGAGTTGGTTAATGCTAGAATCTGTGTTGGTGGTAGAGGATTTGTTTTATCATTCATTGCTTCTTGATTTAATTCTAAATAATAAGTAATTTGGTCAATCACTTCATTTGCTTTAGTCATAAATTTATCGTCAAACCTTACTGATTCTTTAGCAATTAATTTTTGTCTTTCTGCATTAATCTTATCTTGCAACTCCAAATTAAATTGCTCTCTTAATGCTTTCCAACCCTCACCCTGTGATGCTCTGTATATTGTTGCAGGAGCTACGTTGTATTTTTTGATTAAATCTTCTATGGAATAATGCTGTCTCTCACCAGTCTCTAACTCTATACCTTGCACAAACTCAGTTCTCAAGATTGTTTTGAGTTCTTCAGTTAACTTAGTTTTTGTTGATTTTTTAGTCATTACATATCGGATATTATCACAAATTAATCCAATTCGTAAAATCAAAGATAAAATAAATTAGAACAAAATGGAATAATATGTTATAATGGGTATGTGACAAAATATTTTATAAAATGAAAAGGAGAATAAAATGAAAAATAAAAAGCAACTTTGGTGGGTTTATCTTGATGGATATAGAATCGTTGAGACAAAATCTATAGGATATAAATGGGTACGATATCGTACTAGATATTGGGGTAATAACCCTAGTCGTTATACAAGGATAAAAAGGTCTACTTGGGATAAAGCCTTTATCTCTTCCTTAGAGACAATGCAACAAAGGAAGGTTGCATAGTGAGAGACATCCAAAGACAAAAAGTCTATGACTGGGAAGATTCTCAGTCATGGATGATTAAGAACAGTTACCTAAGTCAGAAACAGTGTCAGGATGTTATTAAGAGATTAAATAAAATCTTTAAACTCAGAGTGACTCTTAGATTTAGAAATGGACATGGCAAGTGTTATGCCTTTAGCAATAATGAGATTATGATTAGGAATGAATGGGGTAGGTCTTATGGAGTTCTACTTCATGAGTATGCACATTGTCTTATAAATGATTTACATGGAGCTAGGTTTGTTTCTGAGTTCTGTTTGCTCTTACATCACTTGCATCCTGAACAACCTTCTATAAAAGATTTGGTTAAGAGTCTTAATGATGCAAATGTTGAGTTTGCTGATTTTGAAAGAACCACTTGTAAGAAAAGACTGAGTAAAAGACATAAGCCTTTTGAAGATGTGAGCTTGGTTGTTATTCCTGAACCTAAGGTATATATCAAAAGAAGAATGTCAGCTAAGAAGAGAGTGCAGAAACTTTTGGATGAATGGGTCAATCCTGAAGATGTTTATAATCCATTTTATAGTGTTTCTTACTATGACCACGTTGGGTTTTACTTTGTTAATATAAATGGTTTTGAATATGGAATTGAATTGACATCTTGGAAAGAAGTAGAAGATTGTTTACTAGAAGCAATAGAACAAAAATTACATCTACATAGAGATTATGATGAAAAGTATATTTAATAATCCATTTTGTATTGACTTAAATTTTTATTACAAGTATCTTGTCTAACCCATAAGTAAAAAACAAAGAGAGGAAAACATGTCAATAGAATGTCTAAACAAAGCACTAAAGATTCAGTTTGAAGGTCAAACACCAACTAAGAGATTAATACTAATACTACTTGCTAATTACTGTGATGATGAGAACAGTTGTTATCCAAGTTATTCTCACATAGCAAAGTTGGCTGGTCTAAAAGACCCAAAGCATATTGCTAGAATAGTAAAAGAGTTTGAAGAGTTAGGTCTGTTGAAAATACAAACAAGATACAAAGCTGATGGTGGTAACACATCTAATCGTTACTTTCTTAATCTTAAAACAGAGAATATAGACCCTAGGGGTCTACAGACCCCCACCCCCCCTGTACTGGAGACCCCTAGGGTGGGGGTGTCCA